CGGGGTTTGGAATCCTACTTATTCAAGTAGGGACCAAAAGACGGTTTCACACCGTCTCCCTTCGATAGCACCTGCAATGGGTGCGACCGCACGCCTGGCTTCCAACTCATATCTCAGATCCCGAAACCAGTTGAACCGGCCGTAAGGCCAGAACGACTGAGAATCGGGGTTCCCTGAGACGAAAGAAGGAAGCTCAGACACCGGAGGTTCATACCAATTAGGTGCGAACCTACGGCTCCTGACGTAACGCTTCACTCGACCAAGCCTGATCGAGATGGCGCCGTCGGCCCAATCGCCTCTAGTGATCGAAACTAGCAACCCTTGCGGGTTGTAGAGACGAGCACGTAGGCCTCTTGGAACCTTTATGTCAGTCTCGGTTAAGGACACTTTAGCGAGTCTAGGTACGGCGGCATAATAATGCCTCCCCCCACCGACTCGCGGTGCCCGAAGCCAAGGCCACCATTCAGGAACCTTGAAACCTGCATCGTCAGACTCCCAAAAAGGAACCCCGAGAAAGGGCGCCTTCTTGAGGAGATATTGCAGCGTCGAATCGAGAGAGATCCCGATTCGCGCGCTCCATCTGACTAGCTTGTTGAAGGCAACGTAAGTATCCTGTGCAGTACGCAAGTGTTTAAGATACACTCCGCGGACCATGTGACCCTTAAAGAAGTCACACCCACAGGACTCACGGAACGGTCCTTTATTAAAGGACTTCTCTGCGTTTACTTTAAACCCTAGAAGTCCGAGTACATGGCAGACTCTATCGTAAGCATCGCTGCGAACGATTATGTCATCGCCAAACACGGACCAATTGGGCTTATCGCTGCTCACACGTCGAAGGGGGATACCCTTCTCGGCGTAAACCGCAGATACGACGGCCGAGAACAAAAGTGTCTGGAGAGGGAATGTAAAACCATTCCCCATCGTAGACACCATGTTCAAGGTCAGCGCTGATCCATCCGGAAGCCTTGAAACGGGCGACCGGAGATACTTGAGCAACGAGCTAAACCATTGCGGGAAAAGCTCGTCAACAAGCGTCAGACTAATCGAGTCCGAAGCAGATTCCAAGTCGATTGTTGAGAAAGACTTGGGTCCGTCCGGATCCAACGAGCCTAACCGCGCCATATGTCGGTTAACGTCTGCCACGAACCTAAGGTCTATTCCGAAAAACGACCTTAGACGCTCGCGTAAAACGTTACCCAATCCGAGCTGGTACCACATGTTAAGTGTGGGCTCAGTGCAGATTGTTCGACTTATGTCGATGTTCTTAGGCACTAAGGACAGGCGATTACCTTCGACAACACGCGGACCATGCAACTTGGCAAACCTGAGACGTTCAGCCTCAGACCAAGAAGTTAGGTTAGCAATGTGTGCCCTGTACTCCGCGTACAGTTTCAGACTAGTCGTGGATAACTCTGAGGCGAACATCTTTGTATAGAAGTCGCCCCCTCTTCCAGCTATGCTTGCACCAGGACCCGTTTCTCCAGACTCAAAGAGCTGGTTAAACGAATCTAGGAGCGGCATCCCTTCCGGGTGGAGGAAGCGCTCGAGACATGTTTTCACATTCCCGACAGCTTCTTCATCCCAACTGGTTGAGACCACGAGTTTGAAAGATCCCATCCGTTCATTAACGGCACGGAACTTATCTATAGCCTTGGCATCTGCCTCGGGGTTAGGGTCTTCAAATTTCTTGAAGACGCTCTCCAAGAGCATTGTTGCAGCTACAGACCTCCATCCCGAAGTGAGACTTTTTTTGTCTCCCGACGGGAATGAAGACAGGTCTGATTGAAGGCAGGATAAGAGAATTTGCCGATTAGGGCCGGACATACACTCTCTCCCATAGTGTCGATCATTTGGTATTAACTAATAAACGCCGCAACTAGCTGTTTTTCCCGATCACTCGGGTCAACCAGATAATAAAGGCGTTCACAAGCGTCTGGACCAATCGTCGTTTCGAAGGATCCTTGGCACGCACGGTTAGAGACCGTTCGTGATAAGGGTAGTCCCAAGATTCGAGGATTCAGCCCAAGCTGTACCAAAGAGGAGCGACAGAGCAGCCCGAATGGACTCGGGGTCCTGAATGTCAGCACCAGCAGGAAGACTCATCGAAAGTTCGAAGAGCCCAACCTGACGAGGCTGTCCACTAAGGACTTCCAAACCCTTACGAACGTTCCATTTGAAAACGTTCTTCGGGACGCTCGAGAGACCCCCAGACGCATTCACAGGTGGCAACGCTTTAGGCGAAGGCACCTTGAAGAACGTCATGGTAAACGGATTGCTGAGGCTGTTAACCTCAACACCCGTCTGGGTCCCACCCAGGGCAGAGACATAGTACTGCTTCCCATGGGAAGCGGGAGCTGTGTCAGCTACCAGAGTGTACGTCGGAGACGTGAGACCCGTTTGAGGGGCTCCCGTAACCGGCGAGGATGGTGCAAAAGGCATAATGGACCTTTTTTAAAAGAACAATTATAACGTCCGCATACGTGCCAGAGCCGCGATGTTACACCATTTCCGCCAATTCTTACTCCCAGGGATTTCAAACCTGAGAGAGGGAACGATGGATCCGGTATAACGGTCACGGAAGACATATGTGCGGTCCCATTTAACGTAGGTAGGCCGAAAGCTGAACACCTTGTTCGAATTCGCTGCTGGGTAAGCCGGACTTGAAGGTTCCTCAACCGCGACACGCTCGGTCGAGCGCATCGAATGGTTGCGGAACGTCCTGCTTATCCACGCTAAGTCCGAACGAGGGAAACTAACGGCCTCGATCACGTCTCCAACATTGGAGAAGTAATCTACTAGAAACGAGTATGGAATCGCCTCCCAGACAGCCGGAAGGAAGTCACGGGCTCTAACGCCCATTTCTTCCAAGGCTGAACCGGTTGGTGAGTCCACCTCTAGTTTCACGGCACCGTAAAACGCCACCTCGTAGTACTCTTCGGTTCGCACCGAAAAGCGTACGTTGGTGATGTCATGCAGACGTGTCTGGTTGACAAAAGTTGGGGCCTTGAAGTTACTGGATTGGCCGAAGAAACGTTCCAGAGGCGTTCTCGCCGCAAGGCGACGCAACGCATGGTACGCATCAACCGCGTCCGATAACAAAGGAGCCCAAC